GGCCCTAAGGAGCGCAAGAAGTCTATGCGACTTTGCGCCGGAGTAGGCACCCGTGGTCCATCCAAACTTAACCAGAGCTTGGACTGGATTCGTCACGTTGATTTGCTCAACTGGATCGAAAACTAAGCCACAAAAGGAAGCTGTCTCAAGTTCCTCATGTTTTTCAAGCTTAATAACCAACCCCAGAGAGTCGAAATCTTCGATGGTTGGGGTCTTACCATTGACCACAAACAAACCATCATCTCCCTCCACCACACCTTTACAGGTGGATCCAATTTCTGAACAAAGAAATAACATAAACATCAAATTTGAAAACCCATTGCCGAGTGACGTACACATCTCTCCAGACATACGGGTAGCATTTACATCAACAGCGAAACTCCGGAAATTACAGGTGTTTCTTCCGCCGAGGATCTCGCGACAAATACACATAAATTCGTCATGACAATCGAGATTCATGGTCATATAATCATACAACTCAAACTCGACGGCGTTCATAAGTTCCGCCGTGAACAGACTTTCAAAAGCAGTAAAATCGGTGGCTACGTATTTACATCCTATTCCGTATAACATATCCGATATGTACTTCGGCCTCAATGCAACAGGAACACGTTTAATAAACCACTCCAATTCAAAAACTGCTTTCTCTATTAATTTGAAGATCGGTCCGACGACACATTTAAACTCGTCAGAACGCGAATTAATAGCACGCGCATGCTTGTATTCTGGGTAAGTTTCATCCTTCCCAAACGACTTGCATTTCCTATATTTCTCCTCCGACCATACATCTCCTCGCATATTAGCATGGCATTTGGCTAATTGCTCTCTCCTTTTCAGGCTGTAACTGGTTCCTTCCAACCAGTCGGAGACGCTCAAATCTGAGCCCCTATCTAACGGGGTCAAATTCTCCCTTACCCATGAACGGACAAACATCTTTAATTCAAGCATGATTCCGTCTCTGGGCATCGGGGGTTTTGAGGCGAACCTCTTCCACACACCCGCCACGAGCGTGTACAT